GCAAGAAGAACTTGCGGCAGCGCTTGAAAAGGACGAAGCTGCGCTGAAGCGGCGCCTGCTCAGGCAATACGAAGCCGAGGCGGCGAAGCTTGAGCGGGAAATTGCGGCATATTATAAGCGCTATGGCGAAGATAATATCGTTAAATACGCAGACCTCTTTAAAAAATTGCCGGACAGTGATATAATGTTGTTAATCCAAAGAATGGATGAGTTTGAAAAGAAATATCCCGAGTATGCAGATTTAATGCCTATAAGGGAAAGCATATATAAACTCAATCGCCTGGAGGGGTTGCAACAGAGCATACGCCTGCAGCAGCGCGAGCTCGGCGCTATCACAAACCGCGAATTAAAAGAGCATTTGGCAAGCTTGGCATATAAAAGCACCGGCGCAGCCGATAAGATAATGGGCTTGGCAGTCAACAGCTCGGCAATGAAGCTCTTTTCCGGCACGGCGTGGAGTGGCGAGGCTGATTTTTCGCAGCGCATATGGCAGAATACGGATAAGCTTGTGGATTATCTCAATAATGATATCGCAAACGGCTTTGCCCGGGGCGACAGCTATGAGCGACTTATAAAGAATGTACGCAGCCGGTTCATCAATGTGGCTAAAAACGATGCCTACAGGCTTATTTACACCGAGGGCACCTATGTAATGAATGAAAGCTCGGCAGCTGTGTTTGCTGAGGATTTCGAGGATTACGAGTTTCAGGTTGCGGATAACAACGCCTGCCCGGTGTGCAAAGCGCTGAACGGCAAGAAATTCAAGTTTTCGCAGCGCGTTCCGGGGCGAAACTTCCCGCCGATGCATCCTTGGTGCCGCTGCCATTACGGCGTTGCGGTTGCCGATTGGGATAAGTGGCAGGATGAATATGTTAAGAAGCACGGCGGCAAAGGCTCAAGCAATAGAATTATCAGCAGCTTTAAAGGCGCTGGTACCGTTTCGGACGATTATGATAATTTCAAGCAAGCAAAAAAAACTGTTATCGGTACTGCCAAAACAGAAGCCGAGAAAAAAGCTTTTATCAATGCGTTTATAAAGAAATATGAAAATGCAGAATTTGAAAATATGCTTATGATAGACAAAAACGGAACGGTTCATCTGTTTGAAAGCGATTATACGGCAGGTATTTACTATGATGAGTATAAGCCTCTTTTCAAGGGAAGCTATAATATACATAATCATCCGAGAAATGAAACACAATATACATTTAGTCCCGATCAGGATGTTTACACTATGTTTGAAGAGGACGCAGCCGTTATGGAAGCATTCGATTATAAATACATTTACCATATGGAGCGTGCCGAGGGTGTAACATTTGAAAAGTGGGATGAAGCGAGGTATGATGCGGAACAAAATATTTCTAAAATTATGGATGAACACAAACTTTCATTTGATGATTATCAAGAACAAAAATTGCATTTGATAATCGATGAGGCATGTAAAAAATGCGGTATCAAGTATTACAGGAGGTTAAGAAAGTGAATAAAAATAAGCAGTTAGAATACGAAAAACTCGACAAAGAAATGGTGGAGCGCGAAAAGGAAATTATCAAAAAATGGAAAGAGGCAAATCCTCACATGATAATAGGCGAATGTAATACACCAGAAATGAAAGCATTGACAAGGGAATGGTACGACAGATTTATGGAAATAAAAGAAAAATACAAAGACGAGGAATAACATATGTCTAAAGACGATATCGAAGTGATTGAATACAAGATACTGAAATATCTTTACGAAAGCATTAAATCAGTGCACAAAACTACACTCGGCGAGGCGTTTAAAATCACCCTCGGCGGAGTAATCGGCAGACTGTAAAACAAAATATCAAGGGCTAAAGAAGCACCATGCGCAAAGCACGGTGCTTTTCTTATGCCCAAAAAGGAGGAATATTGTGCAAGTAAACATATTGGGCACCGAGTACGAAATTATAAAAGGAAGCGTTTTGAATTTCCCGAGCTTGGAAGAATTGGACGGCTTCACGGATTATACCGTTAAGCAAATCGTTATCCTTGATTTCGGCACGGTAGAAAAAGACAACAGAAGCCTTAAGGATTTTGAATTTTTGCAAAAGAAAGCGCTTAGGCACGAAATAATTCACGCTTTTTTATTTGAAAGCGGGCTGAATGTTAATTCAAACGATGTTGAACAATGGGCAAGAAACGAGGAAATGGTGGATTGGTTCGCTATTCAATGGCCGAAGCTCAGCAAGGCGTTCAAAGAGGCCGGATGTGAATAGTGATGATAACTGTAACAATCGAAAAGAGCAGAATTAAGGCAAGCGGTCACGCAGGCGCCGCCCCAAAAGGGCAGGACCTTGTGTGTGCCGCTTTTACTATGTTATGCCACAGCTTAATTGAAAGCTTTAGAAAGCTTACTGCCGATTCGTTTATATACAAAATCGATTCGGGCAGCTTTTATTTTGAGTGCGCATTGCCGAGCGGGCAAGGCGAGCTCCTCATTAACTCATATATAGCGGGCGTGCAGCTGCTTGCGGCTTCATATCCCGAATATATAACGGTGCAGGCGTGAACCACCTTAAAAGTTACGGTTGAGCAGGCATGGAACTCTTTAAAAGCTATGGTTCGTGAGCAGGCGTGGATCTCATTAAAAGCTACGGAAATAAAAGCCAAGCATTGAGGCTATAAACTATGGAGGTAGAAATTATGAACAGAATC